TGCAGAACAGGCCTCGCCTCGGATTACTCCGAAGTTAATTGTACCTATCCGCAATCTGTGAGAAACTATCAACGATAGAAAAAACACAGGTTCCGACTAAGTACAGCGAGACCTACTGGCTCTTAAAGGTACGACCGGCTAAAAGCTGTGAGACTAATCTCACAGTAAAATACCGATCGCTCCCTAAGGAGTCGAGAAAAGTCTCCAAACACGTTAATGCCTGACACCTGGGCCGTCCAGGTGATTCCATTAATGTCGCTTGGCGAAAACATTAATAGTAACGAATATATTTTAATTTTTGAATTGCAAATATATTCTTACAAAATTGCAATGACTTTGTTTATAGAGCAAAGCCAACTCTGTTACCTCTGGCATTCCACATTAGGAAAGTTCATTTACTGCATAATTGTAGTAAATAGGAACTCCTGTGTAGAACATCAGAGACCAGTCCTCACCAACAGCATCATGTTGCTGATAAACGATTCCATAAGCACTTTCATCAGGGCCTGGTGGATTAACGTTCAAAGCAGCAGTGATAACTCGGTGAGAATTACACTGAAGATTCTGCGCGCGAACAGTACGAGCAGCAGAAAATCTTCGATCCCAATAATAGGGAAGTTCAACCTCAATGGTGTTATTTATACCCAAGTTAGTTGCAGCATTGCCTTGTGAAGCTCCATTATTATATCTCGAAGAGAAAAATTTGGTAGCTTGATTAGCAGTAGCTGTAATATCCTGGGTGGAGAAGGAAACAACACCATTACCAGTATCAAAATATCCAGATCTTGACACATGAGGAGACTGGGAAGCATTAGCGCTAGTAAAAAGATATTTCTTTCTCAAAGCACCACGCATACCAGCATAAGATGGAGTAAACCAACTTATATAACTCATAGGACCAACTGTCAGAGGAGTAGAACCATCCTCTGCAGTATCAACACCTTCTGGATCCCAACCTGTATGATAAGGCAAGTTCTTATTACGCAAAGCTTGCGTTCGCACCGTGTTAGCAGCTGCTGGAGTAAGTTTCCAGCCGCGCGTAAACGTATAACGTTTGCAAAGCTCACGAATAGAACAAGGAGGGTCTCCATAATACACCAAATAAGTAGGATCATCCTGATCCGACTTCTTGGCAATAGTCTGGATTTCCCCTGAAGACGTAGGCTTATCAGAAAGCGTAGTATCTCCAGTTTCCTGCATACCTGATTGGGAAACTAAAAGTTCCCTTTTTCCAACTTCCAATTCCATAGGTGCTCTTAGTAGAGCATCCAATTCCTGAGCGGGTGGCACAGGAAATAAATGGAAATTATTAACCTTGGAAGCATTTGGAGCAGCCAACTTGAAATCATCACAAGCTGAAACGAACACATTAATGGAAATTGGTGCATCAACACTTGGACTAACCAAGTCATTTAATACTGCCAATTCCAACATGCCGTTCCCCTCAGATGAATTAGCAAGAATACGCACAGTGTCAGAAAAATTAGATCCTGAAGAATATGGCGTACCACAATCCTTCCAGGGTTCAGATTGACCCCAACCAATAATAATTTCAAAATCATCTGTTTCAGCAATATCAATAACTCGTGAGTAATTGGTATTATAATCTACAGAAGAAGTGAAGCTATTAGGGTCCCACCTTGCTAGGATACGACCCTTATGGAAGTCACTCTTAACTACCTGAAATCTAAATTTAATTGACCCTTGCCATTTGTCAAAGATTGATGCCATATGCGCCAAAGGCGTCATGTGGATCTCATCATCAACATTATCCAATTGCATGGGCAACACACGTGTATTCCACAACAAAGTATCTGGATTCTGATCGGGCGACCAGACAAAAGAGGTCAAATAAGATTCTCGCATAACATAATCCGAGATTCCCATTTGATCTGTTCCATCTAGTCCGGTAACTCTCGAATCGACAGTTACCTCCGCCTTACTATCCAAAGTTAGCTTCATAGCGCCATCAGCTGCATCAATATTTGCAAGATTACCCGCTGGTGAAGGCTTAGTTTGGACAATATCAGTGATGATATTTGGACGTGAATATCCAAAAATCTTGGCAATATTGGCAACAGCGCCACTAGCAATTTTAGTGGCAGTCATATATGGTCCAATGACTGGTAAGTTCGACAATGACCCAGCAGCTTTAGCAACAGCAGAAGCTGGTTTCGAAATAATACCAGAACCGTACTCATCACCTCCATTCAAAGGCTTTGGCTTAGAAGCCAAACCACTTTGAGAGACAAGAGGAGGATCAGAAGAAGTGGGCATAGTAAGAACAACATCTTCAGCCCAAATGTAAATGGTGACAGTGACAGGATCATTACCACCATTTGCATGAAGGAGATTATCGAATGAACTGATTGTAATCTCTCCCATATCCCTCCAATCAGCAGCAGGAATGTCCAAGAAATTCTTGTCGTAAAAGAAAGGCAAGCAAAGCTCACCACCTGTATTCTTCGTAGGATTAAGAAAAAAGTGAGGTTTCTGGGACGCCTGAATAAGATCCTGCTGAATGAAGGAACGATCTACAGTAACTTGATCTCCACGAGTAAAGGGATTGTAAGAAACAAGAGCCCTTCCATAGTGGAATTTAGTTCCTGAGATAACCATTTTCACATTAAGTTTCATGCGCAGCAATTGATAGTTAGAAATTTTGTCACGAACAAAAGGGTTCTCACAAAAAGCTGTCCACGGATTAAACTTGTAAAATAAAGGTTGTCCAACCAACCATGTCTGAGCAGACTGTCTGATAGGACGCTGCAAAAATGCTCCGAGATCACTATTGGAATTGTTACCCAAATCCATAGTAGACTCATAAGCACCAGCAATGGTTGTCTTCCAGCCTGCATCTTGATCTGCAAAAGCAGTAATCTGAGCTTCTACCATCGGTTGAGACTCTTGCTCCGCCAAACCGGGCGAAGGTTGAGAATCAGAAACGACACCAGAATGAGAAATCAAAATCATCGATTCAAGCTGTTCAATACGCCTCTGCAATTGCTTGCAGTGGCGATACTTCTTTGATAATTTATCACGCAATTCTTTATTACGCGACTTGAGGAATTTAACCTCATCGAGTTCATCAAAAGACTCGACCCTATGGATTTTAGAGATATCCATAGAAAAATCTTCTGCATTTACTGCAGATTCATATAAAGTGTATAAAGTATTAGTAATGTAATTTATAAAAATATTATGAGTGGTACATCAGTCAACACATAACAGTGCTATTTTCTTGGGATGGCAAATCCCGTCGCTAAATAACGACAACAAAGCCTATGTTTGCACCTGTCCACAGAATATAGGTAATGCAGAACCTACAAATCTGTGCGTTATTATCACAAACATATCCCTATTTGGTTTTTATTGCATGAGGAAACGCAAACCACCGGTACTATAGGCCCCAGTGCTGGGCCATGAAGCCGACTTACAAGTCGAACTTCTCACGGTACCACTGCAGGCGTTCATCATATGTCATGATTTCACCTACAATGGGGCGGATTCCGGCTGCAACAGCAACTTCTTCAAGCTGTTGCCTCCTTAATCCATACACTTCGCGTCCAAATTCAAAATACTTGAGCGCAACATTCTGGATAGCTTCAGCACTAGATTGTTGTGGAGTAAGCACATCTGATTTCAGATGAGCATGCAACATCTTAGCGATGGAACCATCCTCAACAGGAGAACGATACAAACCCAATTCCTTATCCCATACAGCATAATGTTTCAAAAAAGAAGCATCGCGCAAATGGATAAAAGGAACAGACTCAGCCTCCTTATCAGCCATAGTGTACTTAATATCCACGTCAGCGAGCTCTTGAGCAATAGCAGTGTGATTGAAATCATCATAACCTTTCTTA